AAGAATAAGTGGAGATAAAAGAACAGAGGTCTTGTTCGACTCTACAGCTATTACAGCAAATAATTTACTTGCTGCTAGTTTACAAGGAACTCTTACATCACCTTCAAGACAATGGTTTTATTTAAAAATAAGAAGCCAGGAAATTAATGCAGACAGGGAAGTTCAGTTATATTTAGAAGACTCAGCAAAAAGAATGTATGATATTTTTAATCAAACAAATTTTAATACAGAAGTGCATGAACTATATTTAGATCTTACTTCAATAGGCACTGGTTGTTTGTTTGTTGAAGAAGGTAACAGAGGGTTTAAAGAAGATTCAATACATTTTCAAACTTTACATATTTCAGAATTTTATATACACGAAAACATAAGTGGATATATTGATACCCTTTACAGAAAATATAAACTTACAGCTAGACAAGCAGTTCAAGAGTTTGGTGAAGACAATGTTGGGCCAAAAATATTAGAGGCTGCTCGTATAAAACCAGATAAAAAATTTAATTTTATTCATGCTGTTGAACCAACAAAAGATTTTGAAAGAGTTTTTGGCAAATCAGAAACTAAATTACCATTTCATTCTTGTCATGTTTGTGAAGAGGATAAAATGATAAATAGAGTTGGTGGTTACAATGAATTTCCATATCTAGTTCCACGTTGGTCAAAAGCAACTGGAGAAATATATGGACGTTCACCATCTTACAATGCTTTGCCAGACATAAAAACATTAAACAAAGCTGTTGAAATAGGGCTAAAAGCATGGTCAAAAGCTATAGATCCTCCACTACTTGTGCAAGATGATGGTGTAATAGGTAGAGTAAGAATGACACCTGGTGGTATTACAGTTATAAGAAATGATGCAGCAGTAAAACCATTTCAGTCTGGTGCAAATATGCAGGTTACCACATTTAAAGAAGCTGAACTAAAAACAGCTATTAGACAAGCATACTACTCAGATCAATTGCAACTGCAACAAGGACCACAAATGACTGCTACCGAAGTGCAAGTAAGATATGAACTGATGCAAAGACTGTTAGGTCCTACACTTGGTAGATTCCAGTCAGAGTTTTTAAATCCACTTATTGAAAGAGTGTTTGGTATTATGAATAGAAATAATGCTTTAGTCGATCCACCTGAAATTTTAAGAGGACAAAATTTAGAAATAGAATATGTTGGTCCACTTGCTCGTTCACAACGTATGGAGGAGGCTGTAGCTGTTGAAAGATTGTATCAACTTGCTATGCAACTTGCACAAGCTGATCCTTCAGTTATGGATATACTTAATCATGATGAAGCTGTAAGATCAAGAGCAGAACTTTTAGGTGTTCCAAAATCTGTATTAAGAGGAAGAGATGAAGTTGATGAACTAAGAGAAACTAGGATGCAACAGCAAATGATGCAACAACAAATGATGATGCAACAACAACAAGCAGAAATTGCTGCAAAACAATCATCAGCGTTAAAAGATGCAGCTGATCCTGGAGCACAACAAGTATTAGAACAAGTTGCATCACAAGTAGAGGATGAATTAGCAGTTGAAGAATAATTTAGACGAAGAATTAAAACAACAAAAGATAGATTACTTAACAACTTTTACAACACCAGAAGGTGAAAGAGTTTTGGCTGATCTTACATCAGCTTATTACCATAGGAGTTCTTTTAGTAAAGATCCCTATGAAACTGCTTTCAAGGAAGGGCAAAGAGCAGTTATAGTCAGAATACTAAATCTTTTAAAGGAGGATATAACAAATGGCTGACGAACAAACGACCACAGAAGTGGCAGACAATCCCGAACCAGCAACAGAGCAAAACTCTGAGTCTGTATTAGGATCTGGCATAAGTGATAATCAAACACAAACTGATTGGAAATCATCTTTGCCAGAAGAGTTGAGAAACGAACCTACTTTGCAAAATCTAAATGATGTAGAATCATTAGCAAAGACAGTAGTGCATCAACAAAAAATGATAGGTAATAGAATACCTTTACCAAAAACAGAAGAGGAGAAAGTTGAATTGTATAACAAACTTGGTAGACCACAAGAACCAAGTAAGTATGAACTTAATATTCCAGATTCTCATAAACAACATTTTAATGAAACATCTGTAAATCAATTTAAAACTGTTGCACACAAAATTGGATTGAATAATGAACAAGTAAATGCTTTGATGGAATATCAAGTAAATGAAATAAACAACTCTGGTCAAATTCAAGAATCACAAATAAATGTACAACGTGAGGAAGCAGAAAAAACTTTGAAAGAAGAATGGGGTTACGATTTTGATAAGAATTTACGTTCTGCAATGAGAGCTGTTGATGTTTATGGTGATGAAGAGCTTAAAGAAGTCTTAAATGGACCAGCAGGTAATAGTCCAGCAATGGCACGATTCTTAAATAGAATTGGTCAAGAGGTTACTGAAGAAATGGCAAAAAACACACAAAACAATACTATTGCTGCTTCTACTCTTGATGCAAAACAAGAAATAGAACAAATTATGGCTGATCCTAAAAATCCATATTTCAACGCAAAACATAAAGACCATAAAGCAATGGTTGATAGAATGCGACAATTACATGAAAAAGTTTATGGAAATTAGTTTTCTTGTGATATAATAATTTTACCAAAGTTCTGCCCTTCTTGGATAACAGATGTGGTGGCCATGATGGCCTTAAAATCCGTTGGATAACTACGTTATGTTATAAGGTGTCCCTTTTAGGATAAATACCGAGGATATAAATTTAAGGAGGACATGATATGTCAGTACAAATAACTACAGCTTTTGTAGAACAATACAAAAGTAATGTATTTCATTTGTCGCAGCAAAAAGGTTCAAGACTTAGAGATGCAGTTAGAACTGAAACTGTAACTGGTAAATCACATTTCTTTGAAAGAATTGGATCTACAGCTGCACAAAAAAGAACTTCCAGACATAGCGACACTCCGAGAGTCGATACACCTCACTCCCGTAGAAAAGTTACTATGGAAGATTACGATTGGGCAGACTTAATTGATCAAGAAGATAAAGTAAGAATGCTTATTAGCCCAGAGTCAGAATATGCACAAGCAGGTGCATGGGCAATGGGAAGAGCAATGGATGATGCAATTATTGATGCAGCTTCTGGTAACGCCTTTGGTGGCGTAGCTGGTGGCTCAACAGTAGCATTACCATCAGCACAAAAAATTGTGCATGGCTCTGCTGGATTATCAGTTACAAAACTGATCGAAGCAAAAGAAATTTTAGATGCAAACAGCGTTGATCCTGAAGAACCAAGATATTGCGTTGTAACATCAAAACAACTATCAGATTTGTTAGCAATAACACAAATTACATCTGCAGACTTTAACTCTGTTAAAGCATTAGTGCAAGGTGATATTAATACTTTCTTAGGTTTTAATTTTATTAGAACTGAAAGACTAGATACTAATTCATCTAGCAACAGATTAGTTTTAGCATTTGCAGAATCTGGTATAGGCCTCGCTGTCGGAGCAGATATTCAAACTAGAATAACTGAAAGAGCAGACAAAAATTATGCAACACAGGTGTTCTTATCAATGACAATCGGTGCAACTCGTATCGAAGATGAAAAAGTTGTTGAAATAGAATGTACTGAAAGTTAATAGGAGGAATTAAAATGGCAACAGCTAAATCAGTCGAAATTACAGCACTAGACGCAACGCCTAGAGAAGTCCTAGAAACTGGGAGTGCAGCAGGTAGAATGCGTGTAGCAAGTGGAACAATCGCAGCTGGAACTGGCGATATTGATAATGATGATGTATTAATGATGGTACAAATTCCATCAAACGCAAAAGTATTATCAATTAAACTATTCAATGATGACTTAGATTCTAATGGCTCACCAACTTTGGCAGCCAACGTAGGTCTTTACAAAGTTGATGGAACAGTTGTAGATGAAGATTGTTACGCAACAGCAATAACAGATTTACAAGCAGCAAATACTGCTGGTGTTGAAGTAGCTTTTGAAGCTAGAAATATCAATGCAGTTTCTAACTTTGCTTGGGAAGATGGTGGTTTATCATCAGATCCAGCAGAGCCTTTAAGAATTGCTTTGACTATGTCTAACGTAGCAGCAACAGCAGCAGCTGGTGATGTAACTCTAATTGTTACATATGTTGTAGACTAAAAACAACAATTGAGGGTAGTTTCGGCTACCCTCTTATAAGGTGAAAAATGGCAACAGAAGTTTCAATATGTTCAAATGCACTTAGAAGATTAGGAGATGATCCTATAACCTCACTTACAGATGACACAGAAAGAGCTAGACTTTGCAATGCTTTTTATGCAGATGCAAGAGATTCTTGTCTTAGAAGTCATCCTTGGAACTTTGCAATTACAAGAGCTTCTCTAGCTCAATTATCTGCTACACCTGTATATGGTTTTGATTATCAATTTGCTTTACCTACAGATCCTTTTTGCCTTAGAGTTTTATCTATGGAATTTGAGGATTACATATTTAAAGTAGAAAATTTATCAACACAAGGCAGAGTATTACTTACAGATCAGGAAACTGCTAAAATTATTTATATAGCGAGAGTTACTGACACAACACTATTTGATTCTTTATTTGTAGACACATTAATTGCTAAACTTGCAGCAGACTTAGCATATCCAGTTACTAATAGTCTAAAAGTACAGGAACAAATGTATAAGCTATTTCAGCTTAAACTTTCTGAAGCTCGTAGTATTGATGGACAAGAAGGGTTTATTGATGATCTTGTTTCAGATACATTTACGGATTTTAGAAAATAATGGCAAGAACACATCCAATACAAACAAATTTTACTGCAGGTGAACTTAGTTCTAAATTATTTGGACAGACTAATCTTGACAGATATAGAAATGGTGTAGAAACATTAGAAAACATGATTGTGTTTCCACAAGGTGGTGCAACTAGAAGAAGTGGATCAAGATTTATTTGTGAAGTAAAAGATTCATCTGCAACTACAAGACTTATACCATTTGAATTTAATGATGAACAAGCATATGTAATAGAGCTTGGAAACAATTACATGAGATTTTTTAAAGATCAAGGACAGATTACTGAAGCAACTAAATCCATATCTGCTATTACAAAAGCAAACCCAGCAGTTGTAACAGCAACTTCTCATGGTTACAGTAATGGCGACCATGTATGGATAAATGATGTTGTTGGTATGACAGAAGTAAATGCCAGAAGATATACTATAGCCAATGTAACAACTCATACTTTTGAATTGTCAGGAGTAAATTCTACAAACTATACTACATACACTTCAGGTGGCACAGCAGCAAAAGTGTTTGAGATAACAACTACATACACATCAGCACAACTGTTTGATTTACAATTTGCACAATCAGCAGATGTTATGTACATAGTTCACGAAGCACATGAACCAGCAAAATTGTCAAGAACAGGGCATACATCTTGGACACTTACAGATGTAGATTTTGAAGCAACTGGTCCATATTTAGACGCTAACACTACAACTACAACTCTAACACCAGCATCAGCAAGTACAGGAACAGGTGTAGATATAACAGCATCTGCAACTACTGGTATTAATGGTGGTGATGGTTTTCAAACTACAGATGTAGGTAGACTTATAAAATTTAATAGTGGTGAAGCAGTCATAACTAGTAGGACAAGCACAACTGTAGTTGTTTGTACCATAACAAAAGCATTTGCAAACACAGATGCAACAGTAGCTTTTCAGCTTGGCACGTTTTCTGCAACGACAGGTTTTCCAAAAGCTGTTACTTTTTTTGAACAAAGATTAATTTATGGTGGCACAACATCATTTCCACAAACTATATTTGCATCACAGTCTGGATTGTTTGACAATTTTGATGTAGATGATTCAAGTGCATCTGATGCATTTATTTACACTATTGCATCTAATAGAGTAAATGTAATTAGATCATTAGCACCAGCAAGAGATTTAATAATTCTTACTGCAGGTGGTGAATTTAAAGTAGGCAGACCAACTGGAGAACCACTTAAACCAGATAACGTAAACATAACAAGACAAACTACATATGGATCACATACTACACAATCAGTACAAATTGATGATGCAATTATCTTTTTGCAAAAACAAAGACAAAAAGTTAGAGCTTTTGAATTTAGATTTGCAGATGATGCTTTTATAGCTCCTGATTTAACTTTGTTAGCAGATCAAGTTACAGGCACAGGTCTTGTTGATTTAGATTATGCACAAGAACCAGACAGAATTTTATTTGCAGCAAGAGATGATGGTCAACTTGTAGGACTTACATATTTAAAAGATGAAAAAATACTTGCATGGCACAGACAAATTATAGGTGGCAAGGCACAATCTTGTACTGTTACAGTTACAGATTATAACAATACAATATCAGGAACAAAATTAACTTTTACAAAATCAGATGGCACAACAGTTACATTTACATCAACAACAACTAGTCCTGGAACAAATGAGTTTAGAACACAAACAAACAACAACACAACAGCAAGTAATTTACAAACTGCTATAAATAGTCATGCAGATTTTACAGCTACAGTATCTAGTGCAGTTGTAACAATTAAAGAAACTACACCAGAAAGCACAGGATTTTTAACAGTAGATAGTCAAGATTCTGTTAGGTTAGCAACAACTAATGAATCACACGCAAAAGTAAAAAGTGTTACAGCTATATCAGAGTCTACAGAGGATCAAGTTTATATTATTGTTGAAAGAATTATTAATGGATCTACAGTACAGTATGTAGAATATTTAGATAGTACACTAAATCAAGATTCTGGACTTGCAGGTACAGTAACTGGAGCATCTACAACAGTAACAAGTTTAGATCATTTAGAAGGTGAAACAGTACAAATACTTATAGATGATGCAGTATATCCAAAACAAATTGTAACTAACGGAGCAGTTACAGTTAGCCTCCCAAGTACGTTTGCAAGTAAAACAATAGAGGTAGGTCTTGGTTATGTATCTACTATAAAAACTCTAAGACCAGAGGGTACTGCACAAGCAGGTACTGCACAAGGCAGGAAAAAAAGGTATAATGAAATTATTGTAAGATTATTAGATAGTGTTGGCGTAACTATTAATGGTGATCAACTTCCATTTAGAAGTTCAGCAGATGAAATGGGTGAGCCAATACCAGCGTTTACAGGAGATAAAAGAGTTACTAACTTAGGTTGGAACAGAGATGGTCAAATAACTATCAAACAAACACAACCCCTACCTATGACAGTTCTAGCAGTTACTGGAACTATAGTAACTACAGATTAATATGTTTTTAGGAATAGCAGCGTCAACATGGTTAGCAGCAGGAGTAGGTATTACTACAGCTCTAAGTCTGATAGGTTCTTATAATCAAAGTAGAATGTTGCGTAGAGCTGCAAGAGCTGATAAAAGACAAAGAGAAGTAAAAAAAATTAAAGATGTTATTGATTTGAATAAAAGATTTGCTGCAATTATGTCAGAACAAGATGCTATCGCTGGAGCAAGAGGCATTGCTATGAATATAAATACTGATCGTAGTCTTAAAGAACAAAATATTAAAGACATGGCTGATGCAGAGTATTGGATTCAAAAAGGTGTTGAACTTGATTTAGATGCTATTGATTTTAGATTGGGTGCTGCATTAACTAATGAAAGTTTTAATAGAGGTGTCAATTTATTTACTGGAATTTATAACACTTTTGATACTTATAGGAAAGGATAAGACTAATGGACGCATTTAAAGGCAGAGGAC